GCCGCAATGTCTGCAGCGTCAGATTTTTCGCGGCGCTCAGTGTCTATCTTTTCTGCCAAAGTGAAAAGACTGTTCAACACTTTTTGCTTATCATCTGAATCCATTTGAGCCAGTGCGCTATTCAAAACCAGATCTGTGCTTTCACCATTTGTTATTTGCAAAGCAACAGCTGTAGCGCTGTCTGAACCTTGGAACAGCGACAAGGCTGTGCCACGCACTATCTGTTCAGTAGCCGTATCAACTCGCGTCATAAAGCCTTTATCATCAATAGTGCCGCTAGTTTTGCCAAGCGATATAGTGCCGTCCCTTGTGTTAAACAGCTTTGAAAAAGCATCAGCCCTAGCCTCCACATCCAACGATGTGTTGGAAATTGTTTTGACAGACTTATCAATAGCAGTGTCTAGGTTGCCCCGGTCAAACTCAACAATTCGGGTGTTATTCTGTTTTGTAAAATCAATAATCTGAGCACTGACTAGCTCTTGCCCTCTGGACATAAATTTGGCTTTTGCGTTCCGGCCAGACAAAAGTGGCTGGTTGTCGCTGCTAACAGCTAGACCGCTATTATACTTTTTTAGCAGACCATTCATTTTGTCTTTTGTTTCTTGCTCTGCCGCTACTGGGTCAGGAGACCCTAAAGCATCTTGCTGAATGTCTGACAGTTCTTGCAGCATCATTGCTTCTGCTTGGTCTACTTGGTTTTGCGTTTGTATCTGCATTTTTTTGATGCCGATTTCGGCTATCAGGTCACCCATTTGCGACATAGCCTTGCCGGGGGCGGCAGCTGCGCTAGCACTTACAGAAGCATTGAATAGCTGACCGCCGCCAGCATCGCTGCGCTTTACTTGTCGATTATATGTAGGAACGCGCATTGTACCCCCTATGATGTATAGATGCTATAGCCAGTGCTAGCAGCTTTAGTAATGCCCTGAATTTTCATTGCGCGCGCTTGGTTTTTCGCGTCATGCATTGCATATTGTCCTTTTAGCTTTTCGTTAATGCTTTGCTCTTTAAGGTCACTAGCTTCAGCAGCAGCGTTCATTTCTATCTGTTGCATGTCTGTCTCAGCCTCAACAGCGTTTGCTAGCAATACATCGAGCGCAGTGCCAGTAGTGGCAACAACACCATTTCTGCGCTGGGTTTGAGCGGATGCATCGTTGAGGTCTCTAAAATCCTCTCTAAAGCGCACAATCTCTTGCCCAGCTTGAAAAACTTTTTGCTGTGCCCGGTTTTCTAAAACATCCGCATTTCTGTCTGTGATGCGCTTGTTATATTTGGCGCTATCTGTGACGCCTTGCGCGCCTGCTTCTGAGCCTAAAAGACTTACGCCACCGCCAATGATGGCCATTGTCATAGGATCCATACCCATTATCTCACCTTTGAAAATTGAATATAGTTATGTCCATCAGGGCTGTACTTTCTCAACACACCCTCTTCTTGCATTTGTAGAAAAGAGATCCAACGCCGGGCGTTAGGCCAATCCTCCAAAATGTGCGCCTGCACCCGGTGAAGATTATGGACTTCCATAATCC